ACCACTGCTACTTGAGCCTCGCCGTCTGCCGCGAGGCACGCTATCGACTGATGGGGGGTGGGGTATGGGGGAAATGGGTCCCCCTCCCCCCAGGAACCGGGACTCCTAAACTGATATAGTGAGCCTCATATGGAGAATGCCCCACCCAGCAAGGCCGAATACAGGGATCGGCTCCTCAAAATGCTCAATATCCTGGAGGTAAAGCTTCCTTTGCCCTTCTCGGTTCGCCTTGTCATCAGGAAATTAGAAGAAGAACACGGATATTCCGACTTTAGGGAGACCCCAAAGCGGGGACGGTCCTTTATAATAGGGATCTGCACGGGCATGGAATCAGCCCAGGCAGAGGATACGCTAATGCATGAATACGCCCACTGCCTTAGCTGGTTCTCGACTCAGGAGGACCACGGCCCCGAATGGGGGGTGGCCTTCAGTCGGGTATATCGGGCGATAATCGACGAGTGAGGATATATGGAGACACTATCTATTCTAATTTTGTTCCTGCTAGGGTATGCTTTAGGGCGCTGCGACTCCAATGACGATACCCCAACCGATAAAGAGACTTTTTGACGACCCGATAGCACTTGGGGAGGCCCTCGGGTACAAGGGGGATGCATCTGGCCGAAAGGTCTTCGGAGATCTGCACCAAAAAATCATAGCGCATGCGCAGACTCAGCCTTGGACTTTCTGTCAGGTCCCTCGGGGCCATGCGAAGAGTACCCTCCTATCTGTAATACTACCTATATGGAAGCTTCTCCGAGATCCCGACCGCCGAGTCCTCGTCGCCTCGGCCACGCTGGACCTAGCCAAGAAGCTAATCGGGGAGATCCGAGACAGACTGAACGGGTCCCTCGAAATCAAGCCTGGTCTCTATGTCCCAGTCAGTGAGGTCTTCCCTCATTTGGCCCTCGACGCCAGCGACAAGAGAAGCCAGGGCCCCACGGCCAAACTCAACGTCATGGGCCGGACTGCTTCCGGTGGCCGTGAGCCCTCCATCTTCGCTGGCGCAGTGACCAGTAACCTAGCGGGAAACCACCCCACAGACGCCCACTTCGACGACCTCTGTAACGAGCAGAATTCCAGGACTTATGGGCAGAGACAAAAAGTTATTGAATTTGTCCAACAAGCGGTCCCCCTGATGCGCTATCCTGATAGCCCGATAACGGTCATCGGGACGCCTTGGGCCTTCGGGGATATCCTCGACTACCTCAGGCATCACGACGGTTGGGCAGGGATGAGCCACGGAGTCTGGGACGGAACAAATCCGAACACAGGGGATGATGACGGGGAAGGACCAGGTCCCGACGGAAGGTGGCCTCTCTGCCCTACCTTCTTGTCAGCAGAGGAGATAGTAGGGATTCAGCGAGACGTGTCGAAGGTCTTCTTTGCCGCCCAATATCTCTGCGACCCAATCCCCTCGGAGGAGGCCCTATTCGACACCTACCTGACTTCCGAGGCGAGCGACAGAGACATGAAGCTCCCCGGCGACGACAGGCTAAGGGAGATTCTCCTCTTCGACCCAGTCCATCGACTCGAGGGCGACAGGTCTGGCAAGCAGAGCGTGAATGGCCTCCTCATGGTCGCGCCAATTCCGGCCAAGGAGCTAGGCCTAGTGGGATTCGAGCCAGATAGAAACATCTTCGTACCTACCGGCGCCTGGGAGGTGCACGGTGGGACTGACGAAGCTGTCTGCTTCATCGAGGATCTCGCTCAGCGTCGGCCAACTATGGCGTCGCTCTGGATAGAGAAGAAGGCAGCGCAGGAGACATTGGCCCCATGGCTTGAGGAACGCGGGCGGATGCGTGGGGTTAGGATTAGATCTCAGTCCATCTCCTCCACCGCTCTCAGCAATAGGCTAATGGGTCTAGTGACGGCGATGAGGAAGGGACTGATCAGATTTCCGGGAGAATTTGAGGGAAAAGAACTTCTTTTTAGGCGACTTCACGAATTTCCCCTGTCAGATTCGGACGATTTACTTGCAGCATTCGCATTATTGTCGACAATGCTCGAGCGGAGGGGATCCCTGCCCGGACTAGAGGCCCCCGCTCCCATTACAGACTACGGGACCACAATCTGGAAATAATTAATGAGCTCAAGACACTACCCTCAATCTCACTACGATCGGTACGAAGTACATAGCAAGGACGTTAGAACCAATCGTAGACAGTATCCAACTAAGATCTACGCTAACGATGATACCTGCAAGATCCAGCGCTATACTTACTTAGGCTGGGGGGGATACGGAGGGACCGCGATCATCGATACTGCGGGATATGACTATGTCCGGTTCTATGGCTACTCGTCATACAATCGATATTTCTCTGCATTCGTCACAGATCCCGACAACGAGATAGGCTCCACCGATGCCTATTACCGACTGGGAGGACCCGGAATTGAGCATGACCGCGCCTATGGTCCAGGCGGCTATACTAGCTACTCTCACTCCGACGAGGATATGTTTGTGCCAGTAAGAGTAACGAAGATAGTCCAGCCTACAGCTAACTCTTCTGCAATTGGCACAAAGAATGGGAACCACGACCATATGCTCATCCTCAAGCGATGCACCATTAATGAGTTCATCAATAATTTCTGCCAGGATGTTCCCATTAAGATTTATGATTCTGCGGATGGCAAAGCTGTTTTCGTCGTAGACCCCGATAGAAGCACAGGGTATGCTAACGTCTTCACTCACGTACCGGGATATGGAGGCGATTTCGGTAACACCTACACAGCTGAATCGTCTGTGGGACTCAGCAACCGAGAGGGGCAGAATAGAGACGGCTTTACGACGGGAGCAGTCGTAACACTAGCCGGAACAGGTTTACCCGACGGAATTACCGCAGGGACCGAGTATTACTACAACCGACTCACCAATAGCAGGGGCTCTCTTTCCGCAACTCAAGCAGACGTCGACAGCGAAGTTATCCTCGATATTGCTGACGAGGGCAGCGGCTCAGACTGGACGATGAGCGTAGTAGCCAATAAGGGACGCAATAACTATGGCGGGAACTCTTTCTGCGCCGCCCCGGCGTTTCACATGAGCTACTTCAAGAGTGGCACTCTTTGGCCAGCTAACGGGTATGGAGGCGTACACGGAGGGTTAGAGGATACGCCCTACGCTCCTGCTGTTACTTTAGGCGCTATCGTCAGCACAACCAATAATACGCTAACAGTAGCGGACCACAAATTCACCGTAGGCTCCAGGGTTCAGGTATCCGTCTCAGGAGGCGGAGCAATTCCTACGGGCCTAGCTGCCTCTACGAACTACTATATCGATCCAGTAGATAAGGATACGATCAAATTCTGCGCATCGAAAGAGCACTGCACAACTTCTGGATATTCCAGCAACAACAGCGCTACCCACACCCACATTAGTCTCTCTTCTCAGGGTTCGGGAACTCTCACCCTTACGTCCGTTCAGGCTAATATTAGAGTCGGGTGGAACGGAGGCAACGTCAATATGAGGTCCGTAGGACACTCAGCCTTCAAGACGAATACATACGGAGAGGTAAGAGGTTACCCACATTGGGTGGCAGAGGAGGGGGTGACAGGACTAAGCACCTATGCTTTAGGCAAGTCAGACCTAAAGGTAACTTCGAGTTATCCTAAGATGACGGATCTCTATGACGGGGGCGATCACCAGCTCGAGTCGCGCTCCGTCTCTGGATACATAGCCAACTCTTATGACGACGACATACTCTATACCGGCGACTACGACACAGCTAATTCGCTAGCCCCATACGGAATTACTACTGGATACGTAGATTCTCACAACGGTAGCCCTACTTCTCCCACCTACTCCAATTTCTCGGGCTACGTAGTGGATCCACCTAAAAGTATGAGGGTCTCTCTATCGGGTGTAGACGATAACTACACCTATACATGGCATCTTATTGTCGAGATGCACAAAAGAGGCTCACGAGGAGAGGCTAGACCATTCATTGATCATAACAAAGGCGCCTAGGAGATAACAATGCCAATTCCAGCTGTACCAGTCACCCAACTCGATTCCGACGATGTCTTCGGCCAGAGAACTCTTGACCCCGAGGACGCCGGGGCAGAAGCCGATGGCACAGAGAGCAATTATGTCGACGGGTCCAATAACACATACGATGTCCTGAAGTTCACACTTGGCTCTGGGGAATCATCTATCTACTTTAAGACCTATCGATATAGACGCATCGTGGTCGTAGCCGCAGGTGCCGTCCAGTTCGACGTCCCCAACGACGATTACACTGCTACCAGGAAGCTTGATGCCACAGGAGTTGCAATGGAACCTTCCGCAACCAAAGCAGGCATCCTTCATGGAGTGGCCATCCCTCATATGATGCGAGTCACAGACACTAGCTCCAGCTCCAATGTAGTAGTCCTGTATGGATTCAAATAATGGCCAGCTACAGCGGTGGCCCCAGATCTCAGCCAGCTTCTGAGAAGATCTACCAAATTAAGGAAGAGGCCGTAAACGAGCTCGCTTCCCTGGTCCAGGATTCCTTTGGAAAGCTAGACGCGGTCTACTCTGCTACCAGCAAGGAGATCTCGGATCTCTACGCTTGCCGAGACATTGAGAATAGGAATCGCTGGATTGACGAAATCCCTGAGGGAGGGATCTCGATTAACGACGTCCCCCATCCGACTAGAGTCTCGGAATGGCATCCGCCTGAGACTACGGCCAACTTATTTCTCTCTCGTCTCAGGACTATCATTACGGCACTCGTCCCAGGCAGTCCGACTCTGGAGGTCAAGTCCAGAACTCCAGGTGCGACCTACGCAGCCGAGCACCAGAATGAGCTGACAGAGTGGGTCACAGATCACGGCGGCCTAGAGAAGGCGATGCGACGGGCGGCCTTCCTTGGGATGGTCTCTCCCTACTTTGGCCTCAAGTTTATCCCCAAGCCAGACGAAAAGGAGCTAGTTGACCGAGCAGAGTTCGAGGCTCTCGAGCCAACTCAGTGCGGCTATGAGCCCTTCCATCGACGCTTCCACTATCACCACTACGAGAGAGATTTCGGGACTCTCCCTAAATCCTGGCAGAAGTCTCAGGCCCTCAAGGACGCCGACCCCAATGATTGGGACCACGTCGCAGTGACCGAGGTCTACCATCCAGGATTCCTCTATGGCGGAGCCAAAGGCCCCTGCCCTATGAGTATCTTCGTCGATGTAGCTAGCAAGAAGACTCGCAGTAGACGGAAGAGAATGGCTCTCGGCAATTATGTCGGGACCGAGACTCTCCCTATCTGCCCTCTAGTCATCCGCTCATTCTTGGATGCGCCGCCTAACGAGGACGTCGCCCCAGCTGAGTGCCTCTCTTGGATTCCCCTCATGCGAATGATCATCGGAGTCCTCGGTCAGATTGACAGAGAGATTCAGACAATCAATAACATTAACCTCTACGATAAGCAGGCCATCCGTCAGGAGGTCATCAGGCAAATCGTAGAATCGCCTCGCGGCTCTCGTCTCTTCGTAGGCGTGGACGTTGACGATGCGCAGCGGGGGGTCAATGCGACTCTTCGCCCTGTCGAGATGAATGCGACTCTCGACCAATACCTCTCGGCCCTTAATACTTATATCGCCCTTTTCGATGACGTCACGGGAGTCTCCGCTATGGAGAGAGGGACACCCCTCAATCCTGAGAAGAGTGCGACCGAGGCAGCCGCCATCACGCAGAATGCGTCTAGGCGGAATAAGGATAGGCTCGAAGTTATCTCCGACGCCTGGGGAGAGATTGCCAGGGTCCATCATAAGTGGCAGCGCAAGCTCTATGGCAAGAAGGCTGAGATCCCTCTCGCCTCAGGTCTTACTCGAGTCATCGATATCCCAGACCCACGCGTCTGCAGCTATTCATTCCGAGTGGACCCAGTAGACCTGGAGCATATCAGCCGTAAGGGAGAGATTGAGTCACTCCTCACTTTCCTCCAGCAGGCCACTCAGACGGTCGCTAACTTCCGAGGCTCCATTCCCAAGGTCATCCGCGAGATTCTTCGTCGGACTGGCAAGGCGATGGGCATTACGGATATCGACCTACTTCTCGAAGCCCCAGCTGTCGAGCAGGGCCCCGAGGACAGAATCATTAGGTACCTTCTCACAGGAGATCCTATTCCAGTCAGCCCTGGTGACGATCACGAACTCTACGTTTCTTACTATCAGAATCTAATACTCCAGGGGACAGAGAATGGGTTCATGCCTGCTGAGGCGGGTGTCGGGATTGGCGCCGCACTGCAGGGGCATCAGATGGAGACACAGAAGGCAGCTATGGAGCAGCAAGCCAAGCTAGCTGCAGGAACACAGGCCGCTGGCCCAGGAATGGGAGCCATGGCTGACGAAGGAATTGCAGCTCCCGCGCTTCGCGGAGGCCAAGTTCCGCTACTAGGACCACGGGGGGGAGTCTAATGCCTAATTATGATTTCGCCTGCAAGGAGTGTGAAGGATCCTCTGAGTTCTTCTTCACCATGTCTTCCGTCCCAAGAGAGATTGTCTGCGCATGCGGATCGACCATGACGCAAGTCATCAGCGCTAAGAGCGTATCAGGGAAGGTCCCTCCGGGGTGGTCAGATGGCAAGGAGGTTTTCCATCTGCACCCAAGGGATCCAGACAGACATGTCACATCAGAAAAGCAAATGAGGGAAGTCTACGATAAAGCAGGCATCTCCATGGATACAGGCGAAGTACGCGACGAGAAGAAGTTCGAGGCGCGGAAGGCTGCTATCCTAAATTCCCCAGGCAAGCGAGCTCATCAGGGCGTCGTCGATAAGGCGACAAAGAGCAAGTCTGGGCAAGGCAGAGTCAAGACCGATTTCCGGAAAACTTGAACGATGTCCCCAGGAGAAGAAAATGACTGAAGAACAAGAAACTACAGAGACACCCGAAGCCACCCAGGATACTGCGCCCTCTACGGAGGTAAACCTAGATCTTGACGCTGAAGCGGCGACTGCGGCCACAGGAAAGGAAGAGGTGAACTTTAATCGCCTCGAGGACATTCAGGATCCCGCTTTGCGGGAAGCTGTTCGCTCCTACGTTTCCCGGTCCGTCAATGATGCCAAGTCAACGTGGGATAACAAGGCCGCAAAAGATGCGGCATCATCTAAACCTACCTCCAAAGGCGGACTATCACGCGACGAGGTGAGTCGGATGTTCGAAGCTCGGGACGCAGAAATGCGAATGAAGTATGAGGCAACTTCACGCCTCAAGAATATCTTCACGGATCTGAATATCGACGAGGGCGGCACTCAGCATCAGCAGGTAATCGAGTATTACTCTGCCGAGAAAGAGGCTGGCCGAATCGATGGGACGACCCTCTTGAGTGAAGCTGGAATCAGGAGTCTCATTCATGCCTCTGGCGCTCTCCTCCCGGATGCCCAAGGACCATCATCTGGCGTAAGTCAGATAAAGGAGGGCATGACTGCCTTCGATGTTCCCGAAGTTCCGGATGAGATCCAGTTAGGCGGTGAGGCCCCGACTGCAGAGTCAGCGAATGATCCGAGTCGCATCGCTCGCAGCAAGATGCGCGAGCTTATGGGGGATAACTCTTAGGAGAGTTAAATAATGGCTACACCTAGCTACAGCTACGATATCGATACCCTCGTATCGACTACTCTAGACGCCTATTCAGGCGACCCAATTAACCTCGTCACTCAATCTGGCGAGAAATTCTTAAACCGGCTGAAGGATAAGGGCCGAATCTTCTTCATCAAAGATTGTGAGAAGATCCGTCACCCACTCCTCATCGGTCATGGCGAAGATTCTTCGTACTACATCCCTGACACCATGGACGGGGACCCCGATACCGACAATCTGGGTTCTGTTGCTCAAGAGATCTTGACTCAGTGCAACTTCTCGATGGTCGCGGGAACGCGAAACATCAACATGCCTCAATCCATGCCCGTTGGGGACGTCATCAACTACGTAGACACTCTTGTCCGCGCTAACTTGATGAAGATCTGGAACGAGGAAGAGCAGCTTTGGTGGGCAGAAGCCACCCGAGGCTTAGCTCCATTTAGCGGAGATGCCCCCGCCTCAACCGACGGAGCCTCTTGGGTCGCTGGTTATCCTATGAACTGCCAAGGTCTGCTAATCGGCGGAACCAATTTCGATGGAGGTACGGACCTGAGTGCCGAAGTCTTTGCTGGCGTGAAAGGGGCCGATATAGGGTCTGAGTGGTACCCTCAATACCTCAACTCTGAGGGAGATCCGGATAGTGACACTGGTAGACTAGCTTTTGTCCAAGACCTACAGAGCGTAATCGACTCTTGCGGTTTCTCGGAAGCGGAGCATTGCACTGATGTCTTCACTACTAAAGCAGTCTATGAAGGTCTTCTACAGTACCTACGCGAGATGGGGGCTCTTCCAGCTCCAATTCAAGCGAACATGGGAGCTAGCTGGGATCACTCATTCGACTTTGGTGGAGTGAAGGTTCACTGGTCTCGTTACCTGTCTAAGGATTCTGACTGGGATGTGCCAGGCAGCACCGCCGCGTGCGATCCAGTCTTAGGTCTTAACTTGAACTCACTTCGTATGAACGTAGTGGCCAAGCCAAATACCCTTGACGGACAACTAGGCTTCATTCATCAAGTAGGAAGTACCATTCCACACGCTGCGAAGACTAACGTCTTCAAGCGTATCGCATGGAAGCGTAATTTCTCCGTCGATAATGGTCGTCGTTCCATGTTCTTAATGACAGGAGCCAATGACTAATGGCTGGTACGCTTCGTTCTGCTCTTAGGACCCGGCTCTTGAATCGGCTCGGAATTACTTCCGCGTCGACTATGCAGTCGAGTACGCTGAACGAGGCAATTAATGCAGGGATCAGTCGGGCACTCTCTGACGGAGTGCCCGGCTTATCTCGTCGGATAGTCATCGGGTCAACTCTCGGTGACTTGTCAGCTTCTGGAACATTCGATGTCTTAGCAACAAATCCCTTCTTCACCCGGAACTCTGGGGTCCAGGATTTCACAGGCGCCCAGATAGTATCGGGCGACATCATCACCTTTGGCGACGGCTCAAAGAGATTAGTAGATTATGTAGACCAGGATACGGATGGAAAAGTTAATTTTGGATCGCCATTAGGCTCGGCCCTAACCGGCACAACAGTAACCATCAGCCGTCGATCCATTTTCATTCCTTCAACTGGCCCAGTATTCAGGGTCTCAGATCCTGATAACACGAAGTCAGCTAGAATTCCGAGCAGTGGAAGTCACATCATGCACGACCCGGATTCAGCCGCCTTCAGCCCACTACAGACCTGCGGCGACCTATCTTCTGTCAGATCTTTCGTCCAGGGGTATGACGCTCGAGGGAGCGAGACTAGCTATGTCGGTCTCTATCCTTGCCCCACAGCTGCTACGGAGGCGCTGATTATTCAGAGCGACTTCTATGCGCAGCTTGACGAGGACACTGACGCCGCATTCTTCCCCGAGCCCGCACTCGACGCCATCATGGAGCGAGCGCGTTTCGCCTACCTAGCGTGGACAGGCGAGAACGATCCTGCTCGTCTCCAGGTAGCTCAGGCTACTGTCTTAGATACAGCAGATGAATTAAGTAATACAGCCAATCCCCCTCAAATTTTCCGGAGATAGGGGCCATGGCTATCACTAAGTCTAAGAAGGTCACATTAACCTCTTCGGGAGCCACACTTGAAGCGGACACTATAGATGTAGTATTTCTTGGGTTTACGGTCGTCAATACGCACGGGTCTACCGCTAGCGTGGTAGAGGTCGTAGACGGATCTGACGATACTATCGCGGCACTCCTCAATACGGCGACTACTCAGACGATCACTCCTGATTGGCTGACCAGGGTCCCCGCTACCGGCTTAGGTCTAACCCTTCCTACAGGACCTACTAGCGTAACGGTAATAGTCACGTACGAGTTACCTACTGATGAGGACGATAGGGACGATACAGAGACAGGGGTCAAAGGTAGGGCATCTAATTCAACCAGGGCTACTTCCTCTAGAACAGCTAGGAGCTCGGATAAGTTTACTCAGCGCACTTCTGCGGGAGGCCCAGGCTTACTATGAGAAAGAGGCTAGACAAACTTCCTATGGACAGATCCTCATATGAGGAGTCCTCGTCCGTAGTATCCAAGAGGGAAGTGAACCCAGCTGCGCCGATTCTTGAGCGGCGCTTAGGGAGTGCCAGAGTAAGTAACGCTCTCCCTGCATCCTGTGGCATCACTAAGGCGCCCAATAGTACTGGCTATCTAGACTTCCAAGGTGGGACTCATATCGGCGACACCCCAGCTCTCCCAGATCCTCCTGGCAGCCTATATATGGCATTCAAGGGAGGGGCACTGGAGAGCTACCCGAGCGGCGGGACTAAGAAGGACTTCATATTGTGGCGAGCTGGTCAGATTAATTCGAGTGATAGTGCGGAGATTGTCCTAGGCCTCAGGAATGTGGACGGAGTTCACTCGATATTTCTGGACGTCAGAACGTGGGACGCAGCTTCAGGAGGGGCGACGGATTCAGTATCCCTATCTTATAACCTACCTAGCTATGATCCGGATGAGCTCCTCGTATTCGGCTTCACTCTTTCTACAGCAGGTGACGTCAACCTAAACCAGGTCGTCAATAACGATTCGGGTGGAATCGTCAAGACTTCGCGAGCCAATGGCGCCTTAGGCCAGGCTCCCTATTGGGATGTCAGCAACTCTGACCCAGGGACGGCTAATATCTGGAAGGAGTCTCTCTTAGGAGTAGACCCTAGATACGACCGAAGTACTAATTACGGCGTAGAGCCCGGGGGCGTCCTACCTACAGTCGAAGCTCTTATGACAGGGGAGTGGAGAACTGATGGGCAGCCTAGCGAAGACAACATCTGGAAGATTCTCGTAGGCCGCGACTTAGCGGGACAGTGGACGACCGCTGACTACAATAGAGTTGCCTGGTATTTCGACACACCTGCCCAGGTCATCGAGCCAGTCATATACGAAGGAACTACTCTGGTAGCGTCGCCGGAAGGCATGATGGCCTTCCCAGCTCCTCGACGAGCATCACGATCTAGCACGGCTTCGGGCCTGTATTTCGATGGCGTAACAGCTTTTGCCGAGACCGAACCCTCGTCGGCCCTAGACCTCTTCTTCGACACTCCGGATTACATCCAGGCTAGCGAAGATTGGACCATAGCTATAGAGCTAAGTCAGCCTGACCACCTGAAGTCTAATATGTTCCAAGTCAGGAATAGCGTCGGAGCTCTAGGTAGCGCCACTATAGCCGAGGTATCCGGAGGTGGCCCAAAGATCGAGGCTGTAATGTATGGTGAGACAAGTGAAGACACATGGAAGTTGGTGGCTACGGTAGGAGATATAACCGTAGATCTTGAGGCCACGGATAAATCCTACGCAGGGATATCGGAGACATCTACTCTACTCCTATCGCGCAATAGTGCCGAGAGAAAGATATACTTCGAGCTATGGAAGAAGGATACTGCTACCGTAGTAGTATCAGGTAGTACCGCTTTCTCTTCTGCATTGGGTGAAGGTCGACCTCTCATAGATATCACGGATCCTCCTCGCCTCTATCTAGGCGCCCAGCGCTCATCATCAGGCGAGCTTGAGCAATATTTCGATGGATGCATCAGAAAAGTTGCTGCCTTCCCATTCGCTCAACCTGCTCTTGGTTCCGACCAGACCCTTAGCAGCGGCCCCCAGGAATCTAACTTCTACTTTGACCTTACTACCCAAGAGGCACCAGGAGTTATTACTTCTAATGGGAGGACCCCCTTCCAACTAAGGACTGAGCATGGGTCTATTAGAGGCCAGAATGCCTCTCCTCCTTTCTTCTCGAGAGGAGTCACCCCTGATGGAGAGGCCTTAGCCCTGACATCTGGGGTAGTAGTCACAAGCGGTGGCATGGAGTTACCTGATGGGACAGAACTGACGGGTCAGCTTAAGACGAATCCATCGAAGGAGTGCTCCAGTGTAAGAGCCGGGGATAAGGTATTCATCTCTTCAGGAGATTCAGGGTATGTAGTGGACGAGACCGATAGGACCTACCGACCAATCGGGCTACCTAGGCCTACAGCTACGCCAGGTGTCCAGGTACTTTCAGGCGGCTCCGTAGGAGAGACTAGCTATTCGGCTGTCTCCCATGCGTATAGATTTATCAGCAAGGATGGGACAGCGTCTTCTTCTCGAGTTCTTTCGCCCTCGCTGGTCCCTCCAATAGGGACCGAGGGGGGAAGTCAATTCCTAATCGGGTCTTCCTCAGACACCTTGGCGGGCGAAGGGGTATCTTTCCCTGAGGGAGTATCAGGCAATGCGATGGCCTTCGTCCCCTTCTACAGGAGTACTAATGGAACCACAGCTATTCAAGAGCTGTTCGAGGCTAACGACGACAAATACCTAATGACTGAGGTCCTCTCTTCGCTGTCGACTACTGTTACGGATAACGACATGAGAGAGCTATTCTTGGACAGAGGATATCAGCATCAGACTTACTCATCTTCGGAACCTCAACTGAACTGTTACAATAATCGACGGCTCAGAACTAAGGACGAGACGTACCTGCATGCGGACAATATAGGAGGCATGGCTATTGGGTTACAAATCCCCTCTCTTAGTCTTGTCCCAGAGGAATCCCAGCAGCAGTGGAAAGATGAGACCATCGGTCTCGGGTACAGAGATTTCTGGTACGCCGGTTCTATGGGTAGTCCAGCCCTAAGTACCGAGCAGACTACAGCCGAGGACACTTTGGTTATCCTAGGTGCTATAGGAAGGGCTGGCTCTCAGCAGTGCATTAAAACGACAGGTACAGGTCACTACTCGACTAACACAGCCCATCGAGATAGCAGCGACCTGATTATGGCTATCTACCAGGACAGTAGTAACGACATACACCCTGCCCTCATCGCCCCCCAGGATACCAACGACTATAACGGACACTGGTATTCGAGTGCCGATAATGATATCAGGGCTTACTCGGCATCCCCTAAGAAGTATGACGTCCAGAAATTTAGCGATATAGACCTAACCCCAGACAAGGATTATCTTATAGTTGCTGTCCGAGAGGACGACACCAAGATGAATCTCTGGGTATACGATAGAGAAGCCGAACTCGCAGGGAATGAGCCCTGGACTAAGTCTAGTTCTACCATGACTTCCACAGGGAAGTATGGCGCAGGTTTCGATCGCACTTATGCTCGCTACATGATATTAGGGGGATCTACCCGAGAAGTAGAGCCCCATAAAGTAGCATGCACCAACCTAGGAGGGTCCGATCAGGATTACTCTTGGAGAGCGCTAGAGACTGATAAGAGAGTATACGGCATGAAAGTCCTCGAGCGAGATGACGCCCAGTGGACTGACGATAGAGTTAAGCTACTGAAGTACCGCTACTTCGACTCTAATGTAATGGACGAGGATTGGGTAGGTAGAAGGACTCAGAACGAGCTACAGGCATACACGGATGAAAAGAACGAATGGGTCACCAGGTGCTCCAGAAACGCCCCTGGATACCTAGCTGACAATGTAGATGCTGGTAGGACGGCATACGATAAGGCCGGATGGGTAAACACCAATAGAGGGGACTACGCCAGGCCCGCAACGGGAGCTTATCGGGTCTACTTCCACACAGATAGAGATATCCCCATCTCCTCCTTAGGGGGCTGCAGTACCAGTCAGGATTCTTTCGGATCAGAGGCTACAGAGATGGGCTACTCCCCTATAGGAGATTTATCGCTATACTTTACGTATAAGCCTACTGGGTGGGATACGGGAACATCGGCTTACAGGGACACCTTCGCCAGGGAGGAGAGAATATTCACCTACCTCAGAATCCCTGCGAACCTAGTAACGAATCAGGACTACATCTCCTTCCTGGATGAGGACTCACCTTGGCAAAACTTCAATCCCTGGGAGCCTCACTGGTTCCAGATGTCATTTGAGACACACGACTCAGGTGTTTCCTTTGGCGACGGTTCGACCTCTAATACCAAGAACGATCTAGATCTAATTCCCGAGGCTGCCTATTTGGATGGTAAGTGGGTTGGTTTCTGGGCGGGGTCTCCCGATTCTACTAACATAATTGGCTGGGGGCTAGGTAGTAGGATTACAGACAGCTTAGATCCTGAGGGCGCGACACATTCCGCTCCAGCTTCATCTTCCGCTGAGGTCGGTAGAAGAGGATCAAAGATATACGACGCGAGATTCTGGAAGAAAGATACATACTGGGCAGCCAGTGATTTTAATCTCTACCTAGACAGAGATGTCCCAGTGGAAAAGAGGACCGACCTCCTCTTCTACTATAAGTTCACTACCGACGACAAGGGCACTCCGGCTAGCGGGGACTACACATTTGGCACTGTCCCAACGATGAGCTTCGCTAACCTAGGGACCTACGCAACGTCGGGGTTCACTTGGGATAAGCTCTGCCTAACCTTAGCAGACGTATCTCACAGCGTGGTCCAGGCTTCTCCTCTCTCCTTATCTCCGAGTAGAGAAGTAGTGGCCATCGAATTTATGAGGTCACTGGCTTACGGCATCGCAGATGAGGATAACACTACGGAAGTCAATGAAGCGAAGGCATCCTCTCAAGGCGGCCCTTTCTTCGTCGTAGGAGCTATCCCCATTGGAGCCAAGAAATATACTGATAATGCTCCTCAGTCCTCCCTAAGTAACTACGTTGACCAAGACTCAGGGTTTACCCCGAATAGAATATCAGGGATATTTACCTGGCAGGGATTCTTAGGTGTGTGGGGAGACGCAGAGGAACCCTCCTCTATTTTCTTCGCAGAGCCAGGGCCATTTGGATGGGAGTCATTTCCTGAGTCAATGCGCTACCGTCTTCCTGCAACAGAGGCAGGATCAATTACTGCTGCCATCTCCCTAGGAGAGAGCGCACTGATATTTAGTAAGGGATTCGCGGTCGTCCTCCGAGGTGACCCGTCTGCTCCTACTACTGTTACGATGGGAGGAGGTGTCGGCGCCCACTCTTCCAAGGCTGTAGCTACCTACTCCGGAGTGGCCTTCGCCTATAATGGAACCCTCTGGGCTGTAGATGAGTCAGGCAAGTCCTCTGACATCGGAGCTCCAGTCCGCGATTTGCTCCCGAGTGCGGCCAATGCCCGCCTAGCAATATCGTCTGCACTAGCCTCTCTATATGTAATCGACGATTCAAGCGGCTCGGCTCTACGGTTCTACTTCCCAACTCAGACTTGGTCAGTAGAGAATAGAGATATTGTCGGCTTAGGTGACTATAACGGAGAGACCTACTTCATCCATACAGGAGGTCAGGTATCGAAGAGTTCGGCTACTGTCTACGAGGACAACTTCCCAGGAAGCACTGCCTTAGGAGGCGGAACTGTAGCTTCGGCGACTACGACGCAGGTGACCATCACAGGAGGTAACCTAAGTGCGACGTCGTTCTATCCAGGGTATGACGAAAACTCCGACGCCTACTACCAGGACTACAAAGGGATGCTCGTCATCTCATATAACTCATCTGGCGGGATCACCACTGGAACGGCAGACTGGAATTCGGCTACCGCCATCAATCTTACAGGGACCTTCTCGAACTCGGCTCCTGCCGCGGGCGAAGAAGTCTACCTGGGGATTCCTGAGGGAGGATTTGGCCTAGATACCGGCAGTGTTTCTTTTGGCTCACTGGGGGGCGGCGACGCAGTCCAGTCTATCATCAGAGGAGTGGGCATCAGCGCCTCCTCTGGTGCGGAGATAGACATTCTCCACGCAGCAGCCAGTAAGCCTGACGATCCTAGGGACGCGTCTACTGTCGGAGATAAGATAGCCCTAGCAGCTAACCCTAACCAGAAGGTTGGGCTTGCAACTCGAGGTCGGTGGCATCGGATTAATCTCCGATCCCTCGCCCCGAAGAGCACCAAGGTTCGCCTACTAGATGTAGACGTCAATAGCTCAGGTGAGCAGGAGAGTGTCGGATGACCTCTCCCTCATTCGTAGCTAGATTTAAGGGAATCGGATCAACTTTCGGTGGGCTATCTTTGGATAGTAATGGCCTACCTAGATTCGGCTCTACCTGGAGAGACCAGGGTCGTGTAGTCAGATACCGGAGCTCCGCCGAGGGCGCAGAAGTAACTGTCACCAATCCACATCCTCTTGGCCGTTTACCTAAGCGGGTCAGGTCGGGAATTCAAGGGGAAGCTGAGCTGGTTACAGCCGCTACGACAGAAATAAAGCTTAGGTCAAAGACATCAGATGACGAGATCATCGTAGTATTGGAGTATTAGTATGGGTTTTTTAGGACCAATGATTTTAGGTAGCATTCTTGGCAGGAGCTCTTCGAAAAAGGGAACGAGCTTTAAGTCGAAAAGCATGTCCAGTATGATAGACAAGACGTTTGGGCGTGAGGAGCAGCTCCGAGAGATGCTCATGAATACGCCGGGTATAGCTGAGGCTTTAGAGGCCTCTTTGGGCCTGGTTCAGGAGGGGCGCGACATGCAGACGCAGGCAGGGTATGCCCAGGCAGGAGCTGTCAGGTCTTCCTTGGCCCAGAACCGAGCAGACATGTGGCGGACGGGACTACTAAATGCAAGGCCAGGAGCAGGCTACGATAACTATCTTCGAGCTCAGGAGGTAGGCAGTCGAGCCCAGCTAGGCATGAGACAGATGGGAGCCGAGACAGTAAAGGCTGGTCTTACCAACCTTCAGGGTGTTTCGGGTCAACTAAACCCAATGCCAGGACTCATGGGAATACTAGGTGCCCAGGTTCAGTATGAAAGCGCCAAGCTATCTGCTGCATCATCTAGGTATGCGGCTAGGAAGTCGTCCCAGTCTGACATTTTCTCAGCAGCAATCAAAGGCTTCGGCGGCGCCTCAGGCCTAGGCTTAGGTACGTAAGAAAAATGACTACAGAACCCAACAAGAATCTTCTCCAAGAAGACATCGAGAAATCTATCGCCCAGGATCCGGTTCCGGTGTCTTCTCCCCAACCTAAGGAAGACTTAGACTCTCTATATCAAGAGGCTATTAAGGAACCAGAGGAAAAGGAGATATCGGAAAAGGACTGGTTCCTAACTTTCTTGGCTGGGGCTGCCGGAGATACTGGAGCAGGAGCTAGGCTAGCTAGGAAGAGATCCGATGAAGTAGAAGAGAGGCGGCGCATCCGAACTCATCTCACTACTTTGTGGGAAGAGGACAAGAATGCCCTGTCTCCCGGCTTACTCAAGGGAGTGGCTAGAGGAGACTACGACACTTACGCTGAATATAAAGAAGCGTGGGCTGACATTAAGAATACTAGGGTTGAGGGCAGTATATTAAGAGCCAACAAAGCTTCCCAAGGTTTCTCGAGGGGCATCGTCCAAGAGGGACTCGAAAAGTGGGAGGATCTGACCCAGGAGCAACGGAGAGTGTTAGATAAATGGGGAGGAGTCCTCCAAGCAGAGGGCGACATAGCTCCCGCCCTCTTGGCGCAGGCCGAGGAGGACCTATCCCTGGTTGCTGGCGAACTGGATAGGGACAAGGCTATGAGGGAACAGTTGAAAGCCCTCCCTGTGGCAGACATGATGAGGTTGGCTGATACCTTTGGAATATCAGAAGACCTTTCCCCTAAAGAAAGATTAAGTCAGCTCTCACGGAAAGCTACCCAGCAGACCTTCCAGGAAAGGGCAGGAAGCTATCTAGAGGCCTTCCACGAGGCTGACCTGGGCAATTTACAGGGCTGGGAGAACACAGAAGCCCTGTTAGGCGACGAGGGGATCAACCAGTTATCTAGGACCTCTCTCAGTCATCTCTCATATGAAGAGATAGCAAGCGGGGGCTACGACTCGTCGACAAGGGCAATGATAGCTGGGGCTGCCAACGCCCTAATACAAAGTAACGCTAAAGATAGCGCAGAGTTCGAGCAGCTGCGGGGCCAGATAGAGACATCTATAGGTGACTCATTTCAGTATGGGTCGCTGAATCAGCAATTTGACGTTAAGAAGGGGAATTGGGTTTGGAAATCATCCGATCCCGCGACTCAGGAGCAACTAGATGCCTTTTATGGAGCAATATATAGCTTCGACACATCCGGAATGATAAATGGAAACAAAGCAAGGACCAAGGCTATCGATCACCTCAACAATCGGCTAATGGTCAATAAAGCGAATGTGGAGGGAGAAAGGAACATAATCGCAGCTGAGGGGGCCTTGGCGAGTGGCGATATGGGTAAAGCACAGGATATTATAGAGGCCATGACCCCTGAGGAGAAGGAGGTGTTCTCTGATAGGATCAATGCAGCCCAGTCCAGCATAACAGCGACTCAGGAAGTGGCTCCCGCGATACTGGATCGCCTCGTGAATTTACCAGGGGGAGAGGGTACTAAGTTGTACCAAACTATGGTGGATGCTATGGGGGTTAGTGGGCGGCGCCCAGCCTCAGCAGTCCTCCAAGCAGAGAGTGAAAGGGATCCCTCCCTCTTGACAGAGGGCACTAAGGCAGTCAGCCGAGAGCAGACAATCGCCTGGGAAAGCCAGCTGAAGACGCTGGAGGAGAACAGCAAAAAGCGCGAAAGCGAGATGGGAGGACGCGAAGAATTCGGCTCCTTAGCTGCAGCAATGTTCGGGTTCCCTGTACCCCCAAGCGTATCATTAGAGGCCGCAGGTACCGCAAACTGGGGTATCGCTAAGTCTGCTTACGATAGAGGATTGCTACAAAGTATGGAGGACTTCATAGGTACTACCCTAGAAGAGAGGGATCCCGATGATATGCTAGAGGTGGCAGGGAAATTAAGCACGCTCCTGCGGAGGGCAGAGCTTAACCCATTAGAACTGGAGTCGTTTACCGATATGATAAAAAAGGGCCAACGGTATATAGATGAGAGCTTGAGAAATAGCCTAGGAGAACGCGAAGCTACGGCGCAAAGTTACTTAAGTGATCAGAAGATGGCTCCCCTCTCCCTCAAGGATGAAGACACCGGGGATAGTCTCGCTTTTGGCAATGTGCCTAACCTTAACAAGATGGAGGCGACCTTAACCCCTCAGGACCTGAGAAACAGCCTTTCTCAGGGAGCAGGCACTTCGTGGAAAAGGAACAGAGAAAACATCTCAGAATCCCATGCTATATTTGGGGCAAGATCCCTGCAATTAGGCAGAGATAGGGCTCTAGATGCTTCAGACACAAGAACGATATTAGAGAATGAAATATACGAAGACGAGAGTATAGCGTGGAAAGATGATGCCACAATCCGAGGGATCAATAGGGGCGTTACCACATTGTGGATTACGGGAACTGCAGGTGGAGGGGGTAGGAGAAGTCCAGGCTTTTGGGGCACCGAGGGATTTGACCCCACAGCTATAAAGTGGAAAGAAGCTATCGCAGAAGCTTTCGGCTTAGACCCAAATTCAGAGAATATGAAGGTCCAAAATGCGATAGCCGCTATAGCCAGTAACCCAGATCTTGCATCCTTCTTCACGTCCAGCATCGAAATGGGGGGTAAGGATGTCTGGGAGTCATCTGAAGACATGCCTAGATCGGTCTCCAAAAGCTCCTACCTAGGCCTAGTAGAGACAATCGCTGACGCAGCCGTCAACGCAGGACTCTTCGACGAGGAATATAATAATTTACGTGATGATGTAAAGACTAGAGTGACACTAGCTGACTTCAGAAAATGGAAGAGGGAAACATTTGCTGAGCGTAACGAGGAGAATGAAGCCGCCATGTTTGCCATGGGAGGCAGGCTGTTCGCTAACTCTACTACGACCAACGAGGACTGCCTAAAACTCCTAGCAAATGGAGGATTATGGAATAGTATGGGGATAGCAATGGATGCTGACATGCATAACGTCCTGAAAGAGTTCGTGTCTAATGGAGTGTTTAGGCTGCAGCCTTCGACCTATGGCGACAGCTTCGGAGACCAGTGGACACTAGGGGAGTTTTTGGCCCGGATAGCGGCTTCGACGACACCGATGCCCAACAGATCGACAATCGACGAATGGAATAACATGATTCCTGAGAATATGCTGGATGACTCAATCCAGGGCCGCCTGAATAGAGAGGGGACCCCGGACTTGCCCGGCACAGTAACGGCACCTAAGCGGCCCGGCAGAAGATGGGGGCTGCTGGGCTGGGGAGGGCTCCCCCCAGGTGCCGTCGAAAGTCGAAGGATAGAACAATGAAACAAAGATACAACGATCTAGGAACTTTCCAGAGATTCTGGAATGCCACTTTGGGTCTGCCTCAGCAGGTACTCTACAGGGCAATGAGGGTAGCACAGGGAGAGAGGGGATTACTAACTCAAGAGGGTCTCCTTGACTGGTCTCTTATTCCAGGTCTTAGCATGCTGTCGGATCGTCATCGAGACGTATCACCAGAGGAAATGTGGGGCAGGAGCGGACCCAACCAACTGCTAGGCGAGATTCTGACCGACCCTCTAACGTATCTCAGTGGTAGTCTCACGGCTTGGGGTAGAGGAGGCTTATACGGAGCTAAAGCTATTAACGCATCCGCTAAAGCTGCCCCAGTCATTAAAGCATCGCTCAAAGGTAAGTCGGTAAACGCCTCAACCGATTTTTTGGCTGGCGTAGTCAAGAAAGGCGAGGTAGTGGACGAGGCAGGTAACGCAGTAAAACTAGGAAGGAGAGAGGTAGCGAAACTAGGAAAAACTACAGACGACTTTACGGCTTTCGCTAAGAGGGAGGGGATAGGTGATGACTTACTGGACGACGTAATCGAGAATCAAGGGGAGATGACAGCATCTCTCAACCCTCTAGGCCTAGTGCCCAGGAGATTCCACCCTAAGTGGATGCGCAGTAAGGCAGATAAAGGGTACTTACCTCTTCCTAGACAGGGCAACTGGCGCGACCTACTGGTTAAACCATTTAGATCGACGCTGAGTGCCCCTCTGACTGTACCCTCCAAGGCTCTAGAGGGTATGAGCTGGGTTGCGAATAGCTTTGGGGCATCTGGTTCTACTGCTGTCGGAGAGTGGCTAAAGGTAGCCGCATCTGGAGTGCGGGCCCCCGTTGATTTTATGTCGTCCTTCGTGAAGGGGGGATCTAGGTGGCACCTATCTCTAGTAGCGTCCAAGATATTTAACTCGGATTTAGTTAATCCAGTTCAAGACGATTTTATTCGTTATATGGAGGGGAAAGCGGCTATGACGCCGACCAAGGTTTCGGATAAGGGGGATATTAACGACTTGGTCGCTTATTGGGAGCGCGTAACTGCTGAAGGAGCCTCCAAAGGAAAGCAGGCAAATATGGACCTTGCTCTCGACACCCCTGGACTCAGTCTCGACGTCCTTATTGGCGTATCAGGAACTAGAAGTAAAGGGCTAAAGATGCTTCAGGAAGCAGCGATGCTGAGTGGCGAGGCACGAGAGCAGGTCATTGAGCAGGCAGCCAAACATATAACTAATGAGGATATCCTTGAGCTGGCTAAACAGTTTCAAGGTTTGTCGACAGGAGATAGCCTACTAACTCACGAGGGTCTGGGCTACGTGGCCCAAAGAACAGCAGTTGATCCTGAATGGAAGAAGGCCGTAACTGACCCAAGCAAGGCCGGAATCACTAAGATGTCTGCACTCGAGGCGGGCGCTAGCTTTAGACGCAAGGTAAATAAGGTCATCACAGGAGGGGCCACAGGGCTCAGAGAGGTAGATGATGTAGTCAGAGCAGACAGGGCCGCATCTCATGCGAATTCTAGGCATCTTCAGGCAACAGCTAAGAGAGTAGGCATTCTATACGACGCCCTAGCTAATGCTCTTGGGGTGGATTCCCAGGACATATCCGATAGGTTCTCATTCTACGCTCAAGTGGCAGGAGGTAAGGAGGATTTCATATCTATGGAGCAACTCCTACTAAGTGGTGACATCAGCAACTCAAATAGAATGGTTACCGAGATGGGAGAGTATCTCGACCGCTTGACCGGAGGGGCGCTGCTATTCGAGCATGAATCTGGATGGAAGAAGCAGGTATTCGGAGCATTCGAGGAAGCGGGTTTTGCGCGTAAGGCGGAGGACACTGCTGGGCCGCTGTTCCAGGACGCAGCTAAAGAAGTAGAATTCGCCGATAACCACTTAGCTATAGGTAGTATTAAGGGGTCGCTGGAGGAGATTAAGAGGCACATAGACGATTCATTTGTCTCTTCTAGTGGAGGTAGGGGCTGGAAATCTCCTTCAGGAGAGCAGGTCTATCACGACAATTTCGAGGGAGGACCGGCGCTGTGGGGTAGGATTAAAGGCGAGGTGCAATCTGTGGCAAGGCAGCAGGGAATTCTCCACGATCAGATGGTTGCCCCCATATTCGAGGAAGCGCGTAGAGCAGGGGCAGGAGCTATAGTCGACGAATTAATGGACATCAACGCTAACCTATCGGTTACCCATAGGCAACTAGCCGAGGAAGCAGGGTTAGTAGGAGATGTATCAATCTTCGGTTACATGCCCGGGACACTGTCGAGCAGCGCCTCAGAGTTGTATGGACGGCTAGAAGGAGATTTACAGAAGAATCCGGGCTTGGGTCACATTCTTACCCAGGTAAGAGCCAAACATCGTCGGCCAACGAAATTCCGTACCATCACGAGAGCAGAAGCGAATGATCTTATTGAAGGACTAAGCGGACACGATGAGGGAGGGGAGTTTGTCGACAAGATTCTAGATATAATCAGGGAGGAAGATCCTCGGTTGCTGGCATCGGAGGTGACCGACCCGTTCGTAGCTAGGATAGTCAGTACCTCTAAGCTAATCCGAGGCCAAGAGATATCGGATATCATCGATAACGTGACTACTAAGGGCGAACGCAAGTTCGTGTCAGGAGAGCTCGTGGGCTGGATGGAAGATATGAATATGTCTTCTATAGAGACAGTGGGCTTAGGGGATCCCATGACCAAAGCGGAGTTTGGCAGACTAGCAGATGAAGTAAGAAAGGCCCAGAAATCAAGGTTACACCCCTCCCCTACGAGTTATCCAGCACCCGGAATAGGTGATACGACAGCCCGCATGAGGGCCCGTCTTATGGAGGAGGTAGGGGTCAAGGAAGTCAAAATCACTACTAAGAGAGGGAAGGGCAGCTATTCCAGCTTCAATGACGGTGTAGTCAACATTAATATCGACTCGATGGCCAGCAAGACCTGGTTTGATAGAATACCCAAAAGACTGAAGGCGATCGAGGCAGGATCTGCGACTAATCCTATCTATGCCAAGTTCCTGAAGGCAGCATTCAAACCAGGAGTAGACCAGAAGGAGGTATGGAAACACTATGAGACTTACGCTAACGAATACCTATCCAGCGTCACAGGTCAGTTCACTAAGAAGAAGGCCGAGGAGGCCAAAAGAGTTCTGGTGCAGGGTTTGTATGACGTCAGTATGTCCCGAGTTACAGGAGGTGACCTCAAAGGTTTCCACGAATTCCTCAAAGAAAATGGGGGAGCGAAGAAGTTCCACGAAATAGTAGCGTGGCACGAAGTGGGCCACGTCCTTAACAGAGGGAAGCGAGCCCCGAACGATAGACCGAGCTTTCTAAGCGGATCTCCGACAGGCCAAGAGAAAGTGGAGGAGATGGTAAGTAACTTGGTCGACCAATTCAAAGCCGACCCAGCGCTGAGAGGGAAGGATAAAAAGTCAGTCCTCAATTTTCTTAGTCACGCCAAAGCTCGCGCCTTGATTGAAGGGGATGCTACCGAAGCAGGTAACATTGCGGCAGGAGCTGGATGGAAGATACCCACGAATCCACATAAGGTAGTCAGAGATACCATTGATCTTCCTCGTCGGATAGCTCTTATTAGAGATAATAGGACGGGAAAACTCGTCAAGATCCCTTTGGCTGTCACGGGTAAGGATATGACGATGCTGTCTGCCGGGATCGGCCCAACCCCTTCTCAGGCATTCACAAGAACACACCTCAGAGGTAACGCGTCTAGCGAAGCAGGTGTCCACCACTTCCTTGAGCCAACCATGAGTAGCGAAGATATGGTTAGCCACTTTAGAGCTAGGAAGGCGGAATCGGAAAGGCTACGGAAACTTGGTCATGATCCTACTGATGCCCGTATCCAAGTAATTGCTGGTGAGAACAGACACGTATCTAGTTTGCTTGAGAATGTCAGGCAGATGGAAAGACAGGCTGGAACAGAGCTGCACCTATTTGACAGTGTCCATAGGCTTATGAAGATGGGGCTGACTTCGACTCAATTCGCCTTTCATGTCCACAATACATTAGGGGCTGCTCCCATGCTTTACGCTAATGGAGCTAACTTACCTGCCATTTCCCGAGGCCTCATGACTACCATACGTTTGATAGGGAAGAACCCTGTTGGGTATGACGAGAAGGCCCAATTAATAGATAAACTACTCCCCGGAACCCAGATGGGGATCATCCATAGTGGCCTCACAGGGAGTCAGGCTAAGAGGACATTACTTGGTTCGGCTGCAGGTGCGGGCTTAGGCGCGTGGCAAGCAGAAGATGACCAGGGGATCATGGGGGCCGCCCTAGGTGGCCTGACAGGGGGCTCCATAGGTGCCCGGCCTAAGACAGCAGGATTAGGGGCCGCACTAGGCTACTCTTTGGCGGGGGCAGATAGCCCAGAATTTATGGCGGGAGGAGCTCTATCAGGTGCTCTCCTAGGTAGGAGAGGTTTAGCCCCTTTCCGGGAAGCTAAGTTAAACGCAGAGAGAAGAGTATTTGCCGACACCGTTATCCAAGTGGGTGACATCCAACTTACCCAAAAGGAGTATTGGGAGACGTTCCTCCATGGCGGAGGGTTCAATACCATGGTAGGAGAGGGGGTAGACGATATCAGGAGAGAGACAAAAGTTCTGCGGGATATGATTATGGAAGGAGAAGGAGGCTCCGAGAAGTTCATGGATGTCCTCGGCGAGTTTGGTCAGCAGTCGGAGATTTTCGCCCGCGTTTGGGGATACAATACAGGACTAGCTATGGGCTTCTCCCCAGAGAATTCCATGAAGAAGTACGTATTAGGGACGTTCTTTGATTACGGTGACCTATCTCCGACATCTCAGAATGTGATGAAGAGGCTCAACTCTTTCTGGACTTTTGGCTCTAAGATTATGTCTAATACATACGACAACTTCACTAAGAACCCTGCTAGGTTCTCTACGGGACTTCATAGTATGCTGGCGCTAGATAGAGGTATGGAAGTAGGAGATAGCCAGGTATCTACCGACTTCGTCTATGGACGACCTCATGCTCACTGGAACGAACTGTCCGTTAACTTAGGGCGCTTAATTCCTGCAACTGAGGGACTTCAGGCTATCGGCATGTTCTATGACATGCTTCCTGTATTAGATTCCCCAGGCAAACTTCCCGATGAGATTAGGTCTGTATCAGCAGGCAGGAAGATAGAGGCGCCGGGCTTTCTGCAACTCAACGTCATGCTTAACCCTGTCTCTACCTCTATAGATAAGGGCATCATGAACGGCTTAGTAGAAGGGCTCGAGCAGACAGCTATCATCCAGCGAATAGCAAAGGACACGGCGAGATATTCGGGGTTCGAGGAGCTGGGAAATAACTTAGAGGATGACCAGTCCTATGAGGATTTTGTTTCCGCTGGTTTCTTTGGGGCATTCAAGGCGGCTGGTGGTAAAATGCTGGAAGCGGAAAAGAGAGTTGAATACCTGAGGAGGCTCCAACTTAGAAACGAGTTTGCGTTCAGGAGAGCGGCTGAGCGAGATCCTACTCCGGAGAATACGGATGCGCTTAATGTCGAGCTAAAGCATATGCGAAGCCATTTTCAGCGTGAGATAACTAAACTAAAGAAACATCAGTGATGAACTATACAATAGTAAAGACTCTTTACGGAGGATCACTGGCAGGAGGGGCTTTTGCCTCAGCTGCCTTAGTGAGAGCCGCCGTTCAAGGAGGCGAATCCTCATCCTTACTCGAGTTGAGTGTGGGAGCAGGCGTCGCCGTCCTAATTCTGAAGGAGGTGTTCGCCTATCTTCGTCTCGCAAAGAAGGACGACAAAGATAAGCTCCTCCATAAGGTACACGATCTCCTCATCCGAATAGATGAGAGGCTAAACAAATGAAACAAATCCGATTACTAGCAGTAGCAGCATTAGTGGTGACCTCCTGTAGCATTCTCAATCCCTTCTCTGGAGCGTCCGGAGAAACATCTGATATGCCTACAGTTGTCCCCGATTTCGTCGGCTCTCCAGCAGAATCTCTCTGGAAGTTTGCGTGGCTAAGTGTCCTACTCGTCTTCATCTTTCCTGCCGTCCGGGCTCCCTTGACTACACTCTGGACGACGATTCTCAACCTTCTTGTTCTCCCCTTTTCTGCTCTGAAAAGCTGGTTGGAGGCCAAACTAGGTAGTGACTCTGATTCTAGGAGTTGATCCAGGCTATGCTAACCTCGGTCTCGCCGTTGTGGATGTGGCTCAAGGAAAAGGTGAGGACTCTCTTAGGCGTCTTCTATTTTCTAAGTCCATATCTGTGGGTTCAGCGTCTTCTCCGATGCGCTTCGCTGACCGTCTCCATCCTGAGCTGGACAAAATCTGGGCTACTTATGGTCCTTTCAAGGGCGTGGGAGCTGAGTCGCCGACGCTAATCATGAGACGCGTCCGAACTACTGCTCTTATCTGGCATGTAACAGGTATAGTGACAGCTTGGGCTAAGGACAAGAACATTCCATTCAAGCATCTTCATCCAATTTCGCTAAAGCGAGTGGCCATGAGGTGCCTAGATATCCCTCTCTCGAGTAAGAAGTATCCCAAGAAGAGGGAGATTAAGGAGTTAGTGGCTACTTGGATAGGGGAGGGGAATAGGACTAGCCATGAGAATGACGCTATCCTGGCGGCGGTTGCTTGTTATGGCTTGAAGGCAGGGACGGTTGTATAATGGAGCCTGCCCACAAGAAGAAGAAGAGCGGATTCCAGGGAGTTATGAAAGGCCCCGAAGAGCTAGCCAGAGAGCATTTCGGGGAAGTCGAAGGGCTACTTGTCGCACGAGCGCAGAAAATCGAATTAGCTAGACATTACGCGTCAAAGTACGGCTTAGCCCTCGACGACCCTGATGTATCTACTACGGCCACCATGCTAGCGTGGACTAGGTTCCGTGAGTTCGCCCTCATTCAGGCCGCAGAGAAGAAGGTCTATGATGTCGTAGCTCAGTCTGGAATCGACTATACGGACGCACTATATAGAGTGATTCAAAGTGAGACGCAGAAGAGAGTCCTAATCGAGATCCGGCGTCTACACGAGCAGGCTAGGACCCTTACGCAGGACCTGGGGGATCTCCGAGACCAGCAAGATTCTTCCGATAAACCTTAAGGGCGGCTCTCACATCATGCTGTTGCTGGATAGTTAGTATGCCAGCAAGGTAAGCCTTCTCTGCCGCTATGGCCAGCGACCAAACATGGGACTTACCTCTTGGGATGGGAGGGGACTGATATTTCCCCTTCTCTTTGAGAATCTTTACGATAGTCTGTCTGCAGCATCCGAAGGTAGATGCCAAGCTATTGATGTATGTCCCATCTTCGTAGAGCCGAATCATCTCAGCTAGCTTCCTAGGATTTCTGAGAGAGATGCTCTTGACTAAGTCGATGTCTAGTATCCTAGCCCAAGTTCTTACAGAGGTGGTGCTCACGCATAGTTTCCTGGCTATGGCTGGGCAGGTCAATCCTTCTGCAGCTAATTCCTTCAGCCTTCTTCTGGTAGTTAGGTCAAGCTTCATCCCATATCTCCAGTATATTTTGGGCGTAGCCTTGAATGTCTAGGATGGTATCAATGTCTCGCGCTCCATGCTGAGCGCGGGAGATCTTCTGCAGAATATTCATCATGCAGACATCTTCTGGAGTCAGTAGCTCTCCCGATGGTCTAATGAGGAGGTAGGCTGTCCATAGTTTAGCTGTCCTCTGGTGGTTGTCGGAGGGTGAGCCGTATGTCTCACCTCTGTCTTTGGTTAGGTCGTCTGCAATCATTGGGGTATCAGGGTTATCTGGAGGTGGTAGCCTCGTAGGTTAGCTAGTGTATTAAGGGTCTTGAATGTAGGGAATCGTTCCCCTGTAGCTAGTCGCCAAAGTGACCCGCTGTTAATTCCAGTCTCGTCAGAGAGCTGGCGCAACGGGACCTCGTCAATTAGTTCCTTCACTATCTGTTGGACTTGGTCCTCTATCGTCTCCAGCGATTGATTTCTTGGTTTTTTCATGTATCTCTTCAAGTAGCTGTTCTCTTAAGCGAAGGATGTTCTCGGCTACTGTCAAGGCTCCTTCGGCTTGGTGTTTATGTTTATCGCCATAGCCCTTAGCCACATTAGTAGCTACTTCCGCTGCTCGGATTAGGACCATAGCAAATGAGTCGCGTAAAAGTTCTTCTCCTTTGTCCATGTCAAATTTTGTAGGTGTCTTTCTTTCTCTTCTTCTGACATTCTTCTACGAATCCGCAGTATCCCTTCCTACCTGAGGCTCCGCAATAGAAGGCCGTCTCCTTTTGCCCGAAGGTGTCCATGAGCCATGGTCCTGGGTATTCCGTAGTTCCTAGGACAATGTCTAGTCGCTTCTTCGCTTCGGCTAATACCTTAGGGGATATCAGCCTGGGCGCAATCCCCATCTGAGGGGACTCTTTGTTCACCCCTACTAGGAGTGCTCCGCTTTCCTCAATTTTAGGGTACTTTTCCTGCATGGAGGGGGAGTTGGCGTAGACAGCGAGCTGGGCTATATATCCCCAGGCATCTACTCCTTGAGAGGTGAAGTCTGATTTCTTGTGCGACCTGAAGGAGAATCCTGTTTGAGTTTTGAAGTCGCCTAGAATGTATTTAGGCGCGGATTCGTCTACCCATTCATGAGTGGTATCCCCTTCTTTGCTGATTACGAAGTCGCAGGTTCCTCTTTGATTGCAGTCATCAGGGAATCCTGTATCTACCTCGAGCTCCTCGTCTAGATTAATCTCCTTAGGGAGAGCACTTAGGAGGGTAGCGTAGCAGAGTTCGTGCGCGAAGTGCCCCATCACAAAGGTAGCTTTGATAGTGGGGGGCATCGGAGTTCGGCTAGCCCCTGTCCTCACAAAGTAGGCTTGAGCTGGGCAGGTTAGTCCAAAACTCGGGCGAATCTTAGGGGTCATGTCTTGCTCTTCGCAGAGTGACCGAAAGAGCTGATCGGAGATTCGACTGGAAGCTACCTTCAGGATGTTCGGGTCCATATTCTGGATGCCGTGCTCCCAGGCTGCTATAAGGAATCGACTCCAATCTGGGTAGGGTCGACCTGGTTTAGGTAAGGGATTTTTAGGTGTGTAGTCTTGCATGGTGGGTGGGGGGACCGAAGTCCCCCCTATTGGTTTATCCAACATTAGTGAATTTGTAGTCTGCGTACTTGACAGAGTCAGCTCCATCAGTCCATTCGTGGGTAATGAAGATGTTCACCTTGATTCCCGAAAGTTCTTCGGGGGTGTGGTCATTCATGGTATCTCCCCAGACAGCGTTCATTAGCTTCCAAAGTGTTGATCTACGAGAGAGAGGCTTTTTGAAGTTAATGCGTTTCACTAACTCTCCGTCGTAATCAGGGCAGGTAAAGGTTGCTTTCAGAACAGCGAGGACTCCGGGCTTTGGGTAGCGGTCGGAAGGAGGGAAGACCTGGAGGTCGACCAGTTCGCAGTTAGGGTAATTTCCTTCTGGTGGGAGAGGAGAGCGGCCAGAAGCCTCTTCCTCGGTGGGTCGGTACTGCAAGATTGCAGATGGATCGAATTCAGTCATTATCAGTTAGTAGTTGGGGTCCTTTCGGACCGGTTTCTTCCTCATTCATTAACTCTGCCAACCAGTTGGTTGAGGACGAGTTACCTTCGAGGTTAAGTGAGAGGTAGAGTTCCTTGACTGCTTGAGCCATGAACACTCTTTCTCTCGGGTTAGCTTCTCCCATGTCGTCGAGAAGCTGGTTAATCCGTATGCGTATTTTTTCGGGTATCGGGATGTCACTCATCTAGTTCTCCCCAGGAGGGACCTGAGGCTCCATCTGCAGGAAAGCATACAGTATCTAGTATCTTAGGGAAAGCTTTTTCTGCTGAAAGTTGCATGATTTCTGAAAGCTCTTTGTGTTTGCCCGCTCCTTTGCAGACGATCTCGTCATGGATTGAAAGGATAGGCTCAAGGCCAGCTTCTTCCGCTCCTATTAGAGCGTGCCTCATTAGTTCAGCAGCAGTCCCTTGGACTAGGACAGATAGCCCAGGCCGAGTGTCCTCATAGCCAGCGAATACTCTGGTTCTTCCGCTAATGGTATTAGATACCTGACTCTTCTCGAAGAAGGCCCAGTGTGTGTCGCACCATTTAGCTAGGCTCGGTAGCCCTCTTTTATAGTTGTCGAAGATACCTCGAGCTTCTGTCAGAGGAATCTTTAGTTCTGTCGCTAGTCTCTTAGGTCCTGCTCCGAAGAGGATTCCAAAGTTCACCGTCTTAGCTGCGTGCCTCTCAATGTCGGTCACTTCTTCGGCCTTCTTCTTGAAGACTGCTGCAGCTGTCTCTGCGTGAGGATCTCCTCCACTAGCAAAGGCATCTAATAGGACAGCTTCTTCGGATAGGGCTGCGGCTACTCTTAATTCTACCTGGGAATAGTCGGCTACAGATACTCCTCCTTCGTGTGTCAGGCATTCCCTAATCTGTTTCCCTAAGGTAGAGTTCCTTCCTTTGGGTATCTGCTGTAGGTTAGGGGAGCTGTAGGAGAATCGTCCTGTCGATGTCCTCGTTGAGTTCACATTAGCATAGATGACGCCATCTCTAGCCATGTCAGGCAGGGGCCTCAAGAAGGCCTGGATTAGCTTTATCATCTTCCTCCATTCGAGGAGTTTCCCTGCGAAGGTGTCCCCGTTGTCGGCTAGGAAGGTGAGGACTTCTTTGCTTGTCGATATACTTCCTTTGGGCGTCCTAGGTAGCTTTCTTCCATTCTCCTCTAGCCAAGCTCCAAGCTGCTTAGGTGAGGTCAGCATCCCCCGGTATCCCATGGACCTAAGGGAGTATTCTAGTATGTCGGATTCTTCGGTAGCTCTTTCTCTTACCTTGAGTAGCTTCTTAACATTAAGGTGGACCCCTCTATTCTCCATCTTAGCTATAGTCCTCTCTAGGTCGAAGTCTAAGGTGAGCTGGTCCACTTCCTTTCTTTTCATTTGCTCCTTGAATAGCCTTTGAGTTATGATGCAGTCATCAGCGAGGTAGTGGTAGAGGACTTTCTCTTCCATTCTCAGGATTCCCCCATTCTTTAGCTCGTCTGGAGTAGCTATCTTTTTCCATCCTCTAGCTGCGGCTAGGAAGTCCAGGCTTTTCCTTGATGTTGTCGAGTGGAAGTAGCTCCAGACAGAGGTGTCGTGCATCTGGATATCGGCATCAGTAATATCAAGGGCATGAAGGTCAAATCTAAGGTTGTGCCCCACGATAAGGGCTAGTTCAGATAGCTTTGGCCTGACGATTCGGTCAAATTGGTCCCTGTTCATGACTATCGGGACAGCTTCTGCGTCAGGAACCATGCCTACATAGTAGGCCCTGTCTGGACTGTCTGGTCCTATTACCCTTAATCCAGAGGTCTCTGTATCTAGGATCCAGGCGTAGTCTTTCCAGTAATCTAGGGCTGAGCTTAGTTCGTGGTCTGTTAGCTTAAGGTAGGGTGCGGTATGGTGTTCAGCTATTTTCATCTTCTATCCATTGATCGTAAGCGGCTTGCTCTGCTTCATTAATTGCATCGTAGACATCTAGTTTTCCTGCCATCTGTTGACTGGCCTTAAGAAGCGCTGCGCACCTCACGCGCAGCGACCTTAATTGGGTAAGTGCTTCAACCATGATTGTAGATGAGTTGGCCCCACATTCAGGGCAGCCTCTTTCTACTGATTGAGCT